ATGAAAAAGTGCAACGTCAGGATCACAAGCAAGCATTTCCACGAGCTGCACCACGCCCTCGGGTACCCATGGCCCGAGGAAATCATGGGTGAGACCTATCGCAACCACTTCGCCACCGACGCAGGCAGCGACACTGCTGACTGCATGCGGGCCTCGCCTCACTGGACCGGAGGCACCGAGAAGTTCGGCATGACATTTTTCCATGTCACTCAGGACGGCAAGCGCGCGCTGCTCGAACACATGCGAGATTCGGTCGATCTGCCTGCCCGCTTCGAAATCACCTATCACGGCCATAACTGGCGGGAGATCGTGGCGGCCCGGAGCCGGTCTGCCGCGAAATATGGGGCATATCTTGATGCCGACAGCGGCGACACGTTCGGTGAGTTCGTCAGGCGGATCAAATCCGTTCGCCTGCTATCCCGCGCCCAGATCGGCGGTGCAGCATGACCGACACCCCACCTCACCCCGCGCCGGAGCTGCTGCAGTGCCCGTTCTGCGGAGGTCCTGTAAGCGCCTTCGGGGCAGCTATACGCTGCAATAGCTTCAACTGCAATGCCAGCATGTCGCCGGTATGGACCTCCGCAGAGATACGCAAGGCGAAGGGGAACCACGCTGAGCGATTGCGCCTCGCGACAGAGCGAACCGCAGAACGGTGGAACCGCCGAGAGGCTGTCGACATGGCCGAATTTGCAGCGTTCTTTGCTGGATATGAGGCTGGCGAAGAGGATGGCCGCGCCGTGCAATCCACGCAGTTGGCTGAGGTGCGTTATCAGCTTGTATGGCTGGCCGGGGCGCGTCCCCTGGCACACCCTGAACCGATGAAGGGGAGGGCATCATTTGATAGCGTCGAGGACGCGCAGGCATTCCTCAAGCGTCAGGCATCCGTAGCGAAGGCTCTGTCTCTCACGCGGCTAGAAGTCAGCACTACCCGTATCGATCTTTGCAAGCTGCTGGCTGTCGCCTGCCTCGACCAGCCCAAAGCCGAGCCGTGATGGCTCACCTCCGCCTTGAATGCAAAGGCTGGATGCAGGACAATCTGATTGACCAGTTTGAAGCATGGGCGCTCTTCATGATGTTTCGGCGCTTGCATGACAACAGGCTAAGCTTTGCCATCGCCCCTACAGCTATGAGCAAGGCGGGAAGCCCACCGTGGCATCGCAGCCGCGTAGCGCGTGCCCTGACATCCTGCTAGTGCGCGACCGCTTGCATAAGGTCAGTGCACCTATCCGTGTCGTTGGTTCGGGCTGGTATTCATTCAATTCGCAAATGTCGGATTCCTGCAAAGATCATAATACATTCCCGCCCTCTGTACTCGATGCCTTCGGAAGGAGGACAGTACACGCCTGAAAGCAGCAACATCTATACGTCTTGGCCGATGGAACGTAAGGTCAGATCAGCATGATGAACATGCATCATCCTTATCGGGTGGAATTGGCGGTAGCGACTTTGACCCCGAACTGGGTGAGATCATTGATGATAACCGAGTAAGGCTCGGTCACATTGATGATAGTGCCGTCAGACATCTTGATCTCTGTACCAGCATCGTCGGCGATCTCACGCACGGACACGATGTGTTCGATAGCAAGGGCGACCTTGCTGGCCTGTCGTCCGGGTTCGTTCAAGTGAAGAATGAGGAAAGCCACGGTACCGTCTCCCGGATTTGCGGAAATGTCACGTTAGGCTCAACGGAGGCGCAGGGCAACCTGATCGGGGGGCTGACCGCTGGCCCATTGCTGACGCCATGATCCAGCAATTCCGCAAGAAGGGCCCGATCTCATTCGAGGGCCATCGACGGAACTCGATTTGGACGCTGACCGAAGAAGGGCGAACACTGGTGGGAGAGCGGGAACGAGCGAGCCCAGCAAACTGATGCATTGCATCGACTGCAACGGCAAGGGATACAACCACTGCGAATGCTGGCCGGGAGACTGCATCTGCGGTTGGGGCGATGAGGATTGCGAAGAATGTCGCGGCGAGGGCTGGACCGAAACGCACCATGACGTCGATGAACACGATCCGACTTTCGGCGACGGCGGGGGCCAAGATGAAGCTTTTGCATCTAATTCTGATGATCCTGGCAGCGATAGTCGTGGCATACGGCCTGGCGGTGTGGCTGATGCCCGAAAAGACGAGCCCATGCGTCGGCAGCCTGGGCGGATATCTGTCCTGCACATCGCGCTGACCCACGCGCCGGGAGGGATCACCGCTCGCCCGGCTGTGCACTCGGGCCTTTGCCGTTCCCCTGTTTTGACCAGCGACTGAAACGTGCTCGAACCGTACTTTCTGGGGCGTTAACAACGATTTCACGCCTATCGCCGTCGGATTTCACAAGTGTATCTCGGCAGCCACCCAGCCCGCATTTCAATTTCTCTAAGGTCCAAGGTGGGTGATGAAAGATGAAAGTCTTACCAGTCAGCACATCCGTTAAGGCGGCTGCTATCACGGAACTAGGCTCTTAACTCATGAAGAGGCAATCTCTGCAAATAAAAGCAACGGGATCGAACCCCGAGCATGGCGGCGAATTCCGGTTGTGCAAGCTCAATTCACAGCTCTTAGATGGTCTGAAGTTTGCACTTGATCAGATCATCAACGCTGGCCCGGCGGACAAAACGACAAAACGACAGGGAATGAATCCTGCCGCTTCGCCTTCCGGCTACTAATAAATGGCGGTGCCAGTCTCGACCGGCGGGGAAAGACCTTGTCCGCGCAACTTCACCGAATTCTATCGCTACCAGCGCCGCAAATCTTTGATGCGCTGCTCCGCTGCCTTGTCGCGCTTTTCAGGCTGCTGCTCCTTGTCAGACGGGACGGCCTCCTTCGAAGCCTCCTCGCCTAATTTCGGGACTTTGGGATCATCGATGTGGGTATTTTTGTCGGTGGGGTTCACGTGGGACCCTCCATATCTCCCTGGCGGGCTACGCCTTGGATAATGCGTATATGGGTTGTGAATCCCCGTTTACCTAGGCTCTACGAGACACATTCGTGCAGCGCGTTGTTGCCGCACGAAAGAATGTGACCAGCTGCCTGTCGACCTATTTGCAAGCGCACGGGCAATCTCATCGCTGACCATAGTGCCGCACTGGATCACCGTGGACTAAGACCTATCCATTTCGATACTATCCAAAACGGCAAATGGATTGAATCTTAGTCCGCTGATACACCTTAAGCGTGAAGTAAAGCGGTTTACGGTTACAAGACGACCGACCGGATGGTGGAACGGTACAACTCCATCCGGTCAGTTTCGTTTCTGTGTGCGTCCAGTCATCTTAGCGCCTCTGTCGCTCGGTGAGAAACACATCTGTCGCCAGCTTCCTGATCATCTCCAGCCGCTCTTCCAGCGGATCTGCCCAGCCTCAGGCTGCTGGATGGGTCTGAACTGAGCAGTCCCCTTTTCCCCCTCGTGAGCCCTGATCGACTCACGCAGCAGACGAGCTGACCACGATCATCGTTCACCTGGTGGGTAAAACGACAAAGCGGCAGAGGTCACTCCCTGCCGCTTCGCCTTCCGGCTACTATTAAATGGCGGTGCCAGCCTCCCCCGAGGGGCAAGACCTTGTCCGCACAACTTCACCAGAAAATCTATTCTCTATCCTCGCGGGTCAGTGTCACGATAGGCCGTATCCTGTTCCTGATCACGCCATCCGGACCGTTGTTGCTCTAAGTCTGCTGGTACACCTCCAAGCGGGCCTACTTCACTAGGTTTCGGTGATTTAGGACTATTGACGTCTAGAGCGGTGTCATTCGGGCTCACGTGGGACCCTCCATTGGTCCACTGCGGAATACGCAGAGGATAGCACCGATATAGCCTCAATAGCGGCCAACCCAACGGCAGTCGGAAGCAATTCGCGCAGAGCGTTGATTTATAATGAAAGAATTTTTTTAACCAGAATGTTGATGCTGACCATTCCGAATGCGCGCCTAAAGCCCATGGCGCACACTTTTTCCAGAAAAATTTTGATGAATTGTTTGCAACGATAACAAGGGCTAACGCTGACAATGGGCACCCTCCCGATTATTTTCTAGCATTCTTGCTTTTACTAAGATATATTCTGTGAGCACCATCTGTTTTTCGGACCTGTCCCTTTCGGCTCAGCTTTAGATCTTCAGCTTTGCCGGGCCGCCGCATTTTGCGGGCGGCACTTAAGAAAGGAACATCACGATGGCCAATGGCACCGTGAAATGGTTTAACTCCACCAAAGGCTTTGGTTTTATCGCGCCCGAGGGTGGCTCGAAGGATGTGTTCGTCCACGCAAGTGCCTTGGAGCGCGCCGGAATCCACGGCCTTGATGATGGCCAAGCGATCTCGTTCGATCTGGAACGCGACCGTAACGGTCGTGAGTCGGCCACGAATCTCGCTCTTGCCTGATTTTCCGGCTTAAGCCCAAATAGAGATGACGGGATCGGCTTGACGCCGGACCCGCATTCCTTGGAATGGTAGAGATGCGTTTCGCATTTCCCTTCCGACTGTCACGAAAGATATCTGATTGATTGAAATTAACTGGGGGCAACCCCTTTCCCTTGTTATGTCTCCTGCTGGGGACGTGCAAAAATTTAGCACGATCGAACAAGTAAAATACTGGTTAATGAAGAGATGGCCGATTGCAGACGAGGCGCGTTCGACGGCTCTGCTACAAGTCGAAGCTGCCATGGATTGCGTAGTTCCAGTTGATGTGGCGCGGCACGCCTTTGTTTCCGCGGCTAGATCGGCAGGTTTCATTCCTGAGAAACCTGTTAACTACACCGCTCGACAAGCGGCCTGACGAGCAGGGATAATTATGAACCGCCTTAGACTTAGCGCCGATACTGCAAATTGATTGCAAGAGGGGATTCCTAAACCTCAAAAACCTGTCAAACCCCTCCGAGAGGAGGGTTGCGTGTCGTGGGCTGAGATATCTCGCGTTCGGATCGCGCTGGAATATTCTGGAAATCGGAGGATCATTATGTCTGGATCAATGAGTAGAGCACGGCAAATGGCAGAAATCGCTTTCGACAAGACCCAATCGCGAGTTCCGGACCGCACGCGCGCGATGCAGGAACGGGATGTGGAGATCGCTGAGCGTGAGGAAAAGACCCGCCGGTTGAGAGCGGCGCGTCTCGAAAGAGAACGCGGAGGAAGGGGTTCTGTTACACCGTCTTAGGCGAAACGGAAAACCAATTGGCGCTGAGAAAAACCGGAGTTGATTTGCAAGGCGGCGTCGGCGCAGCCATTGAGCAATGGAACATCGCACGTCTGCTTTCAGCGATAGCCAGACCTGCTGGATCTCCGCTCGCCTGGCTCTCTGTAGTCATCGCCGAAAGGGGCCACATTCCCTTTGCTTCGCGCTCTAAGGCGTAAGCCCGAGGAGCTTGCCGTGAAATACCGTATCTGGCGCCCAGATAGCGAGTTGAGAGACGCCAAGAGCGAATTGGACTATGTCGCGCGGGCGGGCCTGGCAACGGCCGGCCGAAATGAAAAAAAACCGCCCCCGGCGCGAACCGAGGGCGGAATGTCATTTGTCAGCGCCAGCTTTGAAGCAGCACAAGAAAACGGCGAAAACGATGGCGCTGACGCCGAAGATGGCGGCTATCCAGATCACGTGACGCCGCCACCTTGCTTCTTCACCCAGAAGCGCCAGCCGATGCTTGCCACCGCCGATGCGCCGCCGCCCAGCATAAGCGCCACAGCCGTCGCCAGCGCGTCAGCGACGTGTTTGCTGTCGAAGCAGTAATAGCCCAGATCGGCCGTGGACGTGATGATGCCAGCGCCAGCCAGTGCGCCACCTCCGATCAGCAGGATATAGCGGATGACGAGTGCGATTGCTCCCTTGAGCATGTCAGGCTCCTTTCAGGGCGTTGAGACAAAGTTTCTGCTCGGCGGCGCGGCGGTTGGTCAGGCCTTGGATGGCCTTGCCCCCAGCCTTGTTCCAGCGTGGCAGCTGGTTGCAGGCTCCTGGCCAGTCACCCGCGTTCGCGCGCTTGGCCAAGGTCGAGCCGCAGGCCGCGCCGGTGCCGACGTTGTAGGCCCAGCTGATGAGCGCCACCTGCACACCCTCGGGCTGAGAGGGCAAGGCGGGGATACAGGCGATGAGGGGCGCCCGGTAATCGGCCAGGGCATCCATCAGCATCTCATTGCATTGGGCGCTGGTGTAGCGATCGCCGGGCTTCACGCCGCGCGTCTCGCCATAGCAAACCGTCCAGACCGGCGGTTTGGCGATGCGGTCGAGGTAAGCCTCGGTGCGCTCGCCCTCCCAAGGCCCGACGAATGCCGCCGTGGCCGCGAGGATCGCCGCCGCGCCAGCCGTTCCCGCTGCCTTCTTTGGCGTCGAGAACAGGGAATTGAGCCACGCTCCAAGCGCGGCAAAGAATGCAGACATGGTTTCTCCATGAAAAAGCCCGGCACAAAGGCCGGGCGGTGTGGTATGATTGCGTCGGATTGGTTTCGGCGGCCCCGCCCGAGCTATCCCCGGTCTCTCGGCGGTCCGCGCTCGGGAGACCGGTTAGCACGGCCTTTCCCGGACTTGCCATTGACGGATCGTGGTTGGCAGATATTGTCCGCTTGCTGTTTCGCGCAGCGGGGCCGGTGTCTGATAACCTCGGTTGCAGAGAACCCACCGGCCCCAATCAGCGCGGCGGATGCGTCTTTTCGGACCAATGCTGGACGGCGCCGCGCCCGAGCAACAGCTTGATGTCGCGCTGAACCTCCCGAAGCAGTTCGTGCGTTTCCCGACGACTGTCCTTTGCGTCTCGGCGATCTTCTTCCATCTGAGCTTCCAGACGGGCGATCTCCTTGGCGTTTGCGTTCACGCGGGCTTCCAGTCGGACCAGCCAGACACCAAAGCCGATGGCTGCTGCGACCATGGCCCAAAATTCGCGGATCTCGGTCATTGCGCCTCCTGGGCATAAAAAATCCCGCGCGAGGCGGGCTGAGTTTGTTTCGTGCCTTAACGGGACCTTGCAAGATAGTCGGAGGCCAGCCGATGTAATCGCGCCCAGGCATAGCCATCTTTAGTCCATCCGGTCGGCATTCCCTCACCGGATTTATGGAGGGCCTTCACATGGGCACCGAACAGAACAAAAATAACGAAACCGAACCGACACCCAAAAAAGACGATGCGCAGGGCAAGAGTCAGCGCCCGCAGTCAGATCAAGACAAATCTGGCAGCAAGGAGATGGCCAATGAAGGTGGTGGGTCCGAGAAGAAAAGCCGACTGCCAGGTTAACACAATTCGTCGCAACGGATGACGGTTTGATTGATGAAAGGGCTGGGGAAACCCCGCCCTTTTAGAATTGATCACCATGGCATCTAGCGTCCGGTCAGCGTGGTGAGGGATACGACTTTCCTCAGAAACCTGTGCGTGAGTCCGGTCCAGCCTCTGCTTAATTCCCGAGACACCCTCCTCGATCCGCGCAAGCCGCACAGCCTACTGCTGAGCAGTCTCAAAAGCCGTCAGGCGCACCTCTTGGCGCTCAATACCGTCGCCGTAATCCTTGCTCGCAGGTCGATCTTACGCGAGCACCAAATGATTGCAAAGATGCCGATAATCTGCGGTCAGCCGGATTGAACGACGCGGACCAGGTCCACGCCAATTTGCTGTTCCGTCATCGCGTCTCCTGCGCATCAGCGTAAAGTGGCATTTGTCATTATAGATCAGGACGATAATGTCGCGGCGTCGCCTTTATCTCTGGGGCGTCGACCTCGCCTCCCCCATGGACGAGGTCTCAACTCGCAGGATCGGAGCAATGGCAGCCCCGCTCTGATCCTGCGGTCTTTCCCCGTCAGGAGATACCGAAGAGCGCGTCGAGATCCGCGTCGGTGATCGCCATGGCCTCAGCCAGGGCAGCCAGCACCGGGTTGGTGCGCTCGATGACCGTGGCCGCGCCCCAGCGGACAACGGCCTCGATGCGAACCTCGAGCGGCAGGCCGTCGAAGACCGGCACCAGCGAGGGCGGGATCTCCCCGCGCGCGGCGGGACCGGCATCGCTGGGCAGGATGATCCCGGCCGAGATCGCCGCCAGCAGGAAGTCCGAGCGCGTCATGTTCGCGCTGGCCCGCGCCGCCGCGAGGGCCAGCGCCGGGTCATAGTGATCCACCCATTGCCTGGCCGCAAAATCGAACTCCGCCCATTCCGAGGGCGGATCGGGGAAGGCGGCCATGGCACTGCCATCCCAATAGAAACGGTCCGAGCCGAACTCGCCGAGGACATAGCGCTCGTCACCGGCCACATTGTTGGCCAGATCGACGGGATTGATGATATGCCCGACGATCTCCCCGTCTTCATCCAGCATCCCGACCAGAGGCAACAGCAGCACCCGACGGATTTTCCCGGTTGCGGCCTCATAGACCGTCACCTTGTCGCTCACTTGTAAGCCCTCCAAAGGAAGATGGACGCGTTCCGGATCGCCTTGTTCTGGTCGCTACCGGAATAGTTAGCCCTGAGCTTGAGGGTGTGCGTGCCCGCGCCCAGGGATTTCGCAAGGACGCGGGCCGAGTTGCCGGGATTACCTGCGCTTCCCTGCGCGCGTGAGAACTCCATCTCGGTCGCATTCAGGAAAACCCGCCCGTTGACGGTGCCCGAGGCGGCGCTGTTCACGGCCTCATAGGACCAGCCCAGCAGGATGATGCAGGACTGGGTGAGCGTGAAGGTCAAGGATAGGACATCCTGCAGCCCGCTGGTGTCCGGCATCGTCACGGTGAAGTTGGCGACCTCAGCCGCATATTGCGCCGTGATCGCGCCGTCCGCGACTTTGAGCGTGGACACCGTGAGGTTGGCAATCCTCGCGGTGTCCACAGCCAGCAGGCCGATATGCGCCCGACCAATCACTGCATTGTCGATCTGGGCGGCCTTGGTGATGATCCCCGCAGCCGCCATCAGACCGCCTGTCAGCGTCTCGAACTCGATATGTCGCCCCTGAATGGTGCCGTCGACAACCAGCTTGCCCGTCCCTTTGCGCCGCAGAACCGGCGCAGAGAATGAGATATTACCGCTGGCATAGCCGCCGGTGTTCACGCGCATGATATTGCGCACGAAAGCCGTGTTCGCGGGAGCGACGCTGGACATTTCTATCGTCTCCCACGCAAGCGTGGTTTTGACAGGACCCGGCGTATTCCCGACCCCATTGCCGCTGGCATCCAGATACTGAACGAACAGCTGCGCCGAGATCGGCTGATGTGTGGCTCCGACCCGGCAGGATGCAAAGAACTCCTCGCCGGGTTTGGCCGGTGACGGGAGGCTGACCATATCCGTCTGCCCGCCGCCGGGTCGCGGGGTGACCTGAAACGCCCCCTTGCTCTGGGCAATGGGTGCGCCCACGCCGAAGTTTGGCAGCAGCGCGACCCACGTGTCGCTGACATTCCCCGTCCAGGCGGCGATATCCTGTATCTGGTCGTCCCCGACAAGGTTTGCCCAATCGGTGATCGCCAGCTTGGAAATCACGGCTGCGCCTGCTGCGAGCTGCTCCGTACCGATGGCCCCGGCACCGATCTGCACCGCCGTCAGCTTGCCCACGATCTGGTCTGCCGCGATCTCGGCTTTCCACTGGCCTCCTGCCCACGTGTAGATCTTGGTTGGATCACTTTGGAGGATGACCATATCCCCGACGCGCTGGCCGCTGGTCGGCAATGCTGTGACCAGTTTGGGAATGCGGATCGAGGTGGCGAATGCGGTCTCGTCGAGGATGCCTTTCACGCTTTCCTCGATGAAGTGAATCCATTCCGTGCCATTCCAGCGATAGAGGCGTGAATCCGCGACGCTCCATGCCAGCTCGTTCATCGAGTTTCCTGGCGTCGAGCGGTTCGCAATGATCCGGGTTGCCTTCAGACCGGCGCTGGAGAACAGGCCTGTGACGCCATCCACGAAATCGCCGCCGTCAATATAGACCGCGCCGGTCGTGACGGTATGCTTTGCCGTCCAGGTGGATTTGGGCGTCAGATCCGAGATCAACCTCGCCGCAACCTGATAGGTCGTCCGCTGCTGGACGGTCTGCACAAACCAGACGAACGGCTCACTGAAGGGGCGCAGCACATCGACGAAATGGTCGGCCGCGCCATTGCGCCAGACCCGGATCTGGATATGCGTGACCCCGACCTCATCGCCAGAACAAGCCACACGGATTGCGGACTGGCGGGCCTTGGTCGCATTGTCGGTCAGCATGACCGCGCTGGCCGAGAACCCGGAAATCACCTGCGTGAAGGGCCTGACCGGCACCGGGGTCACAATGGAGACGGGCAGCTCGAAGTCACTGTCCCAGTCGTAGTCGCTCGGATCGACCTCGCGCAGTGTCACCAGCACATTCAGGCCGGGGGTCTTGGCGACTTCCTCGACCACGAACTGCTTGTTGATGTAGCCGTTGCGCTGGCTTGACCAGCTGATCATGTCGACCAGAGGCTCCAGCGCATAGGCGTCGGGCGGCAGGGAGACCTGATGGACACGGGCACGGCGATAGTCCCGCATCTGCGCGCGCATCAGGCGCTGCACCTGCCGCGCGAATGGTGCTGCGGGATAGGCCACCGAGGTCGGAAGATAGCGCCCGCCGTCCTCTGCCGTCGAATCCGCGTCGATGTATTCCGGCGCGTCCTTGGTCGACCACTTCTCACGCGGCTCGGGATAGGTCGCCGACAAGGCGTTGAAGGTCTCTCCGAGGCTGTTGAACGGCTTGAAGCTCTGCCCCTCGGTGATGAGGATATCGCCATCGGTGATGCCCAGCACCGCCGCCCCTGGCAGGCCGACAACCGGCTTGAGCATCCCGCCAACCTCGGCAAACCGCATGTTGGCCGCCCGCCCGATTTCCTCCAACGCATCGGCGGGCGTCATGTCGACGGTGATCTGCAGGCCGCAGCGAAAGGCCGGTTCGGTCCCGCCGCCCGCGAGATTGACCGGCCGGTCACAGGCATTCATCGCCGCAACCCATTCGGCGCGTGGCAAACGCCACGCGGGAAGATTGCGCCCGCCAAAGACCCATTCCGATGCGAAATAGATGCCGCGTGAGATATTGTACGCGATCACCGCAGGATTGGTGCTGGGTTCATACGTCGATCGATCCCCCCAGCGATGTGCCCCAAGGCCGCCCGTCGAGCTGTCCTTCCTTGGGTCATAGAGCGGCAGGGGCTGCGGCTGCAGCAGCACCTGCGGGATCTGGGTCATCACCTCGGGGTCATAGTAATAGCTCAGCACGGCATAGGCCTTGCCCGTGCCAATCATGGCGCTGGTCCAGGGATAGTCCGGGTCTGTGCCGAAGATGCTGATCAGGAAAGCATCCGCAGTCGATTGCGTGCCGTCGATCAGCTTGATCCAGCACCGGTCACGCTCATCACCGGAGCCGACACCTTCGGAGAAGTTCTTGACCGGGTAGCCCATCAGATGGCCGCTCTGCATCGCAGGTTGGCCATAGCGGATGTCGCCCAGCTCGTCGTTGAACCAGACAGCCTTGAGGCCAGTGACAGGCAGGCATGAGATCTCGATGACCTCGGTGATATAGCGGGTGTTCTTGCCCCAGCTGCCGATGTACTTGCGCTTGCCTGCGGTTGGGTACTCGCCCACGATGAACGACAGAGGCGTGTCATCACCCATGTCCACTTCGAACTGAACGTTCACCTTGGGCTTTTCCGGCTTCAACAGCACGGACGCGAGCAGATTCAGGCCGATCCCAATGCCCATGCGCAAAAGCGCGGCGCCAACAGTCGCGGCCTTCAGGGCAGCACCCACCCAGGCCAAAGCGGCGGTGACCGGCGCGGCATGCGCAGGCCCGGCGACCGCGAGCGCGGCCACCGCAAGAAGAAGGATTTTCAGCATGCCCTATCCGACCTTGAATGCCCGAAGCATGTCTTCGCGGGGGCGACGTCCATGGCCGAGTTCAGTGATGACGATCAGGCTGCTCACGTCGACGACACAGAGCGCCTCTTTCAATGGACCATCGGCGGCGATCACGCCGATATCGCCGACATCGGCACGGTCCGGGTGCTCATGCGCGGGCAGCAACGAGCCCAATAGCCCCGACAGCGACGAGAAGCCCGCCTTGTGCAGCGCCCTGCGCGCGCCAGCAGTCGAGACATAGCGTCCCCGCCACTCTGACCCCAGATCGACCCCGGTGATGGCCAGGACAGCGCCCGCCGCCAGTCCAAGCGCACAATCGTTTTTCCCCCAGGAGAAGGGTTCCCGGCGCTGCCGGTCCATCTCGGCAGCAAAACGGGCGCCCCAGTCCGGGAGGCGTTTAAGAGCAGGCTTTGCCATGATTGGATCCGTATCGCGTGCAGTTTGCAAAGGGGGGAAGGCCCAGCAGCATAGAGCCTCGGTTCATGGCGCTATCACTCCTTGTACCAATCCATTTTCCTCGAATTGATCGTACTGGCGTATTCCGAGAACCGATCACCCGCGCGACGGCGCTTCTGGTGGGCGTCCGACGACTTCGCCGGATTGGTCGCCGTCAGCATCGCCATCAGCTCAGATCGGATCGACAGCGCGACACCGCCTTCGCCACCGGCGGCCGGGGTGCTGATCGGCCCGTCATCGACGATGCCCACCCACTGAAGCTGAGGCGCGCTGACAAAGCTCCCGCCTGTCATGCTTGTCGCGTGGATCTCGCAATAGGCCAGTCGCACATCGAGGCCGCGCACCAGATACTGCGCGGCGTCAGCGATCTGGCTCAGCGATACCGTGACCGGGCTGTCCGTCAGGTCGCCCACATATTTAAGACCTGAGACTCTCAGCCCGCATCCGCCGATATAGGAGCGTGATACGACCCCGGTCCCGTCCGCCAGAGGTACGCTTACCTCCAGGTCGTAGTCCCCGGACCAGAGCCCCATCGGCGTCGCCGCGCCGGTCTCCCGGTCCCGGGCCACCACCCAGACAAAATGGACCGGGGCGATCCCGCTTTCGCGCGTCGCCTGCAGGGCGGCGGTGAAGCCGCTATCGAAATGTCTCATAGCTTTTGAACCGGAGTGAGCGACGCACCGGACGACAGATATCCGGGCGTATCAGTAAAGGGTGTGAAGCTGCCCTGGGGGACACGAAGACGGATAACGGGTCTGTCCAGAACCACGGCCATCGATGCTGTCACGGGCATCGGCAAAGGTGGCTCGATCGAGACCTGCCCAAGCGCCCCGGCACCCGAAGCCGTCATGGTTTCGACGAACTGCCCGAAGTACTGACGCCCGCCGCTATGGCCAATGCTGAGGCGATCTCCCGAGATCACACGGAAGTTCGGAGGCAATCCGGTCAGGGACAATGTTCTGCGATCCGCACCGATCACGCCAACCTTGACCACGCCACCCGCCGCCTGCCCGTTCGCCGGACGATAGGAATTGTCGCAAAACAGGAACGATCGGTTCGACCCAAGCGCAAAGATCCTGGCGTTGATCTCACGCGCCTGCCGCCAATCCCGCGGCTGCAGCGGCAAGGAGAGCTTCCAAAGCGGGCTGGCCAGCTGTGCAGCCCAATGCTGCCCCGAGCCGGTTCCCGAGTTCTCTTCAAACCTCACCAGATCGAAGGTGATCGACCCGACGGGGGTCAGGATGTCGGACAGGAACGCCAGCGGATAAGGCTCGATCAAGGCCATGTCAGCGCCGCCGCGGATTGTGGTTGAATTGCTGGATCATGCCAGGAAAGCCCTGCATGAGCGATTCACCCATTTTGTTCGCGGAATTGTCTGCCACCTCCTGCACCTTCACCTCGAACAACGGGCTGGGATCGACGGAGATCCGAACACTGCTCTTTCCGTCTGACGCGGCCTTGTCCGCCATCCGCTTGCTGATATCGTGCGGGATGATTTGCGTTCCTCGCGGCAGATTGAGGATCTCACCGCCCCGCTCATTGATCCGCGTCATGCCGCCCTGCCAGTTTGGGGTGCCATTGGCATTCTCGCCCAACAGACTTCCCACGCCCCGGAACAACGCTGAGCCCCATGAAGACTGACCGAGAAGGCCAAGCGCACCCTTCATGAACTGCACCTGCGCAATTTGCAGCAGCAGATTGGCAAAGGCTTTGCGCGCGGCATCGGCTCCTTCCAGAATACTGCCGAAGAAACTGCCCAATGCATCGCGGCCACGTTCGGTGGCGTCCCTCATCCGCTTCATGGCGTCGATCTGCGTATTGAGCGCAGAGATCTCTTTGCCAGACTGGGACGACCCGGCCACGCCTGCCGCCCTGAGGTCTTTCCAGATCTTGGCTTGAAGGGCGGACATATTGAATGTCTCCTTCAACTCAGCGGCCTCATCGCGCAAAGATTTCAGAACCTTTTGCAGCTCCGACATCTTTTCCTTGGCGCCACCGGCACTTTTACCTGCCTGATCGGCCGCGCCTGCGAGGCCGCCACCCGAGGTCCCACCGTCGCCACTGAGAGCGGCGGTCGCATCTTCCGTAACCGTGGTCAAATCGGACCACATTGCTGCCACAGGTGCCCATGCATCGGCCACAATTCCCGCCGCTCGACCGGCTGCCGCAGCCGCTTGGCCTTGGGCATCAGCCACATCGGCCATTGATCTGTCAAAAGAAGACCCAGCTGCCTCGGCCATATTGCCGAACGTCATTGCCGCGTCGTCAAATCCAGCGTCCTTTAACGAGTTTCCGATAGCGACCAGGAACTCAAACCACTTGAGTTTCAGGTCGGCCACGAGCTGATAGAAATCTGCGCGGATGGTATGCCATGCCGAGGCCAAAGCCGGGGGTATGGCCCGCGCGCTCTCACCCATCGCAGACCAGACCGCCGTGGCCAATTGCCCGAGCGCCTTGATTGCACCACCAAGCCCACCTTGGGCTTTGATCAATTTGGCAAAGCCCGTGATCAGGCTGTAGATCCAGCCAATCGGCGAATTCTCAATGATCCATCGGAACGCATCGGAGAGCCCGGTCGCCTTGTCGATCGCGGTAGCAGCGGACCGGGTCAACTCCCAAAGCGCCGAGGCGACACCCGATACGATCGTGACCACATCGGCAAACACCTGTGCAACAATCCGCACGACGGCACCAAGAGCATCGATCACGACCCGCAGAGCACTGCCCTTGGTCATGAGAGAAACGAAGGTCTGGGCCACCGACTGGATAACAGGCGCGAAAGCGGCTCCCATTTCGTTGCGCAGGCCGCGCATGACGATCCCCACCTCGGTCAGGCTGGTCTTCATTCCTGCGAGAGCCTTCACGCTCTCATTGCTCATGATGCCGCCAAGCGCTGCGGTGCGTGCCGCATATTCCTGCATGGCTTTGCCGCCGTTCTTCAGAAGCGGAAGGAGCGCCGTGCTGTCGCCTGCGATCGCCTCCATGAAGAAGGTGAAGTCCTGCTGGTTGACGTTAGCGCGCTCGAGGCTATCGACATACAGCTGAAGCGACTGCGGCCCGGAGAGCTTCCGGAATTGCTCTGCTGTCACTCCAACCTTAGGCGCAATCCGCTCGAAAAAGTCAGCCATGGGCCCGCCACCGGTTGCGATGAAATCGCCCACCCGGTCATTCATATCCTTCAGAATGTCGGCAAGTTTCTCCTGCTCGATCCCGACAGTCTTTGCACCCGACGCCCATGCCTGGAACTCAGCAGGGGTCGCATTGGCGAGGATGGACAGGTTCTTGATCTCGGCTGCCGTATTGATGGCCGAAACAGACAGGCCCGCAAGTCCGGCACCGGCCACAGCCGCGCCGGTCGCGACAGCTGCCCCAACGCCCTTTCCTACGGATGACAGAACCTCCTGAAGACCATGCAGACCCGGAACATTGCCGATCGAGGACAGGCGTTTGTTGACTGTATCGGTAAATTTCTGAATGCCGGATCGCGCTTGATCGATGCCACGCTGAAACGCAGCGCGATCGAGAACCAGATCGACCTTCAGTTTTCCAAGCTGTGCGGCGGTGGCCATCTCTATCCCTTTTTCTCAGCGACGAGCATGTCGCGCCCGCCATTCTTCCATCGAGATGGACGGCAATGCCGCGCGCATCTGTCCAAGGTACATCTGCAGGTCTTGCGCTGTGGTCTTCGCCCTGCGGCCCGGTCGTCTGATCAGGCTGTCGAGTTTCGGCAGCCGCTTGGCGCGCTGAAGACCCGCACCGATCCAGGCGCTGACGATGGCTAAATCATCAAGGCGGCGCTGCGATTCTAGCGCCACCTCGATTTCGGTCAGCGCGAGACGCGGGGTGATGTCCCAGAACCTTTCCGGATCCAGTCCAAGGCTGAGCCAGGCTCTGTGGAAGTCGGCGAGCTTCAGCCCCTCGCCTTCCTCTTTCCCGCCGCAGGTTCCTCCCTGGCTTCCGGGAAGGCGGCCGCAATCAGTCGGCCCGGCAAAGACAGATCCTGCGCCAACAGTCCCTCGATGACATCAAGGTTGTCAGCCTCCGCCGGATGGAAGCGCTGCAGCGACACTTTCACAACATGGATGAAGGCATTGAAATCGGGCAACGTCGCCTCCTTTTCGCCCCCCGCGTCCGAGGCATCACCCATGATACCGTGGAGGTTATTGCCGTAGTCGCGCTGCAGTTCCGCGACGCCCCGCAGGCCGAGGATCAGGCGGTAGGACGTATTGCCGAGGACAGCAGGGATCTCTCCAGTCAATGCAGACATGATCAGCCCCCCGTCACGACTTGTTCAGACAGACGAAAAACAGCATTGGCCGTCATCTTGTCGTTGATCGGCGCCGACCGGGCATAGCTCTTGAGAAAGCCCGAGAAGGTTTCCGGCGTGCCCTCTGCGGTTATGGTGATCTCGATCAGAACCTGCTCGCCGCTCACCTTGAGGCCCTGAAGAAGCGTATCGGTGGGCGAGCCCGGGATCCAGTTGGTGGGGATGGTCAATTCGCCGCTGTCGAGCAGTCCGGCGATGTACTGCTTTCGCCGCCCGGGCGAGAGCATATGTGTAACGTCGATTTCATCTGCTTGCTCATCGGGCAACTCAAGATCGCCGACCAGCGCCACCGATGTCCAGGCCGGGGTCGCGCCGCGGCCGATGCGTACGCTTGAGCCGTAGCCAATCATTCCTTCAGGCATGGTCAATTCTCCTATGCAAAGTGTCAGGGATGCGCCGCCACCGGGTGCCAGGTGGTGACGCGAAAGCTCATGACCAGCGTGCCGACGAAGACATGCGCATCGCTGTTACTCACGATCGTCGTGTCTTCGAGCACGCAGGATCGATCTGGTCGTCGCAAGGCCGTGATCACAACCGCCTCGATGAAAGCGCTGTCTTCATCGAGAACATCTTCGACCTCATCACGACCGAGGCGGCGGCACGCGATCTGAAGCAACGTCCCACGAGCGGCTGTGTACTGCGTGTCGGGCGTGCTGCGTTCCTGCGGCGTCAAGACGCCGATTACCGGCAGGGTTGCGGCGTCGATCGAGCCGGGCCAAACCCGCATCACGGTGAACTCCGAAAAGCGTGCCGTTGCGGCAAGCGCCCCCCGAACCAACGCGCGGAAATCAGAGCGATAGTGGCTCATGGCGCATCTGCGGGATTGAGGGCATGCAATTCGCAGATCCAGAAGGCATCCGCGCTCGGCGATCCGTTCTTGTGAACCACCATCACACGAAATGAGCGCCCATCCGGCACGGTGATGACGTCGTCGCGCGCAACCTCTGGTGCGAGATCGCGCGCAACCCGCCAGGTCGGGGCCTCGATCATCAGATCCTGCCCGTCAGCACCAGAAACCGCGATCGGGCTTTCGCGGAAGATTGACCGGATCCCGCGCGTAGGCCCCGAACGCGGTTGGAAGAACACCCAATCACCGAAGGTTCCCGCGAGAAGGCGGGTCATGCCGGTGAAGAGCGCGGTCATCAGGCAAAGACCGCTGCAGGTGCCGCACCATTCAGGCGCACCACGCCGGTGCCGGAGGGATTCGCCGCTGCCTCGATCGCCGCGCCGAGAAAGACAGCCCCTGCCGCCGGCGCATTTGTGCAAAGGCCGCTGACCGGCGTCACATAGATCGCCTGACCGACCGTCCACGCCTGCGCAGAGACCTTGCCCAGCCGGTAAACACCTTCGAGATGAACCTCGACCGGCGCACCCACGGTCGCATCATGACCGGCAACGCCCGCAAGCACACCGGCAACCACCAGATCGCCCGAGGAAATGGCTTTCGGGGCGGGGATCGAGACGCTGGTCCCCTTTTGCAGATAAGTTTTCATCGTCAACTCCCGTGACTGTCATGAACGACAAGAGCCGCCCAGGAGGCGGCTCTTGTCGAGAAAGAAGAAAGGCGAAGGCGTTATGCGCCGGGGTTTTTGAAGCCGCCCCGGAAGTCGGCCGCGCCGAAGCCGAAATCGTGCTCAACGGTCATCGAGAAGCCTTGCGTGCCGAAGGGCTCTTCGGTGCGCACGCGCGGCGCTTCCTGACCATCGAGGAAACCGTAGACCCAGCACGGTGCCCGCTCGGAGAGCAGATACCACTCATCGCCCACGATTTCGGTGGTGACCACCGGCTTCAGCTTGCCCGAGAACGGGTTGACCGCACCGGCATCGGTGGGCGTGATCTGCGCCACGATCATTTCGGCTTCGGTTTCCATATCGGGACCGACCAGCAGGATCGAGGGCGCGAGGTTCAGGCGCTGGCCGTCGATCGATTCCTGCTTGCGCATTGCGGCGCGCCCCTCGGAAAGTGACACCGCCGTGATGCCGCCGCCCGCCGCAGCAAGGTTGCCGCGCGAAGCATCGAAGATCGCCGTGCCGTCCGAGAGACTGGCCGACAATGCCTGCGCATAGAAGGTGCGCTCCTCGAAATGGGCGATGGTCTCGCCATAGCTCGAGAGCATGTCGTTGATCGCGCCGAGATCGTCATTGATCAGCATCTGGCGCGAGATGGTCAGGCCGCGCGCGTACGGCACGATCACCGCCATCTCGCCACTTTCCCCGAAGGTGCCCCATTTGATCTCGCCGGTCTCGCCGACCGGCAGGAGCGTCGGGAAATCACCGGCCCGCACCAAGGGCATCGGGCGGAAGTCGCGGAAATTCTTCTGCTTGGCGATCGCACGATAGGTCGGGGTGAATTCGCTATAGCGCTCGAGCAACACCTTGTTCAGCGCATTCTGGAAAATCGCGGGATAGTCCGAGGTCGAATGCGAGGCGTCCATGAAAACATTGATCTTGTCGCCTGCCGAGCGGATGCGACCGCGATGCCCGATGGTCGCGGCCGCCATTTCGACCAGCGACATCTCCATGTAGGGCCGCGCGGCCGCCGTCGCCGGATCTCGGCCAACGATCTGGGCATGGAGCGCATCGGCCATCGCTGCACGGCGCGTGCTGCGCTCGTCGCGCAGGATGCGGGTGCGGGCAACGCCAGGGCGGGCTTTCGTCATCGTGTGACCCTTCATTTTCTTGAACTCGGCAATGGCCTGTTTGGCACTGAGCCCGCGGCTGATCCAATTGGCCTCCATATCGCGCCCGATCTTCCGCGAGGCGCAGAAGCGGCGGATACCGAGTGCATTGGCTTGCGCTTGCGCAGCATCATCCTCTTCGAGATCCGCGTCCTCCTCTTCGGCTTCGGGGTCGATTTCCTCACCTTCCTCGAGATCGACCTCGTCTTCGAGATCATCCTCAAGATCGGTCTGATCCTCCTCTTCTGAGGTGATCGGGTCGTCTTGTTCCATCTGGTCTTCGTCGTCGCCCTCGACCTGCGCGGCGGTGCGTTGGGATTTGCGGCTCATGGCCTTCTCCTTCGGTTTCGGATTGGATGCCCCGACCATCATCGACCAGATCATCGACATGCTGGCCCGCTGGCCGAGCTGGTTGCCGACCTCCCGCAGTCCTTTCGGAGCCTTGGGATAGAGCCGGTAATCAAAGAGCGCCGCCGCAGCAGCGTCGGCACTCTCATCTGTCGTGGTCGCAAAGCCCGCTGCGACCGCCGCAGGGCCGTCGAAATAGGTCTCGGCCCTCATGATCTCGCGGGCCTCTTCGGTGCCGATCCCCGCCCGCGCCGCATAGACGCCGGCGTAGGCATTCGCGAGCACACCGAGGGCTTGCGCCTCTTTGAGGTGATCGTCTTCGGTGCCGCGCCCCTCCGTGCACCAGCGCGCCGGATCGTGGATCATCATCACCGCACCCGCCGGCATGACGATGTGGTCGCCCGCCATGGCAATCAGCGAGGCCGCTGAAGCAGCAATACCGTCGATCACGATGGTGACCTCGCCGTCGTGGTTTTTCAGCGCATTGTGGATCGCCTGGCCTTCCGTCGCGATTCCCCCGCCCGAGTTCAGGCGCACAGTCAAAGGGCCTTTCAATCCTGCAATCTGTTCGCGCACGGATTTTGCCGTGAAATATTCCTCCTCCCAAAAAGAAGAGCCGACCGTTCCGGTCAGGACGATTTCATTCATGGGGTGCTTCCCTCATCCGAGAAATTGGCATTCTGCCGCGACACGTCGGCGCGCGGATCACTGTCGAAAGGAAGGCCAAGGCGATCAGCCTCATCCTTGTCCTGCTGTTGCTCGGCCAGCAGCCGTTCGGGGTCGAGGCCAAGCTGGCGCACAACCCCCTGCCGCGACTGGAAACCCGAGCGGACCGCTTCACGCAGCGCCCCAAACTCCCGCGCGGGGTCGACAAGGATCCGGTGCGGCGGCACCCAGGTGAACCGGATCGCGCCGGGAAGATCCCATGCTTCCTCGAATTCCTCTTCGATCCAGGCCTCCTCGATCCAGCGCCCCAGAGGCTGCAGAAGCATCGGAATGATCATCAGCCACTGCCAGCGCGAGATATTGCGCTCCATCTCCAGCCGCCCGATCCGCGCGGAGCTGAAGTTCACCCCGCTGAGATCGCCGGTCAGCGCCTCATAGGTCAGACCGATTCCCATCGCCGCCGCACGCAGGACATTCTTCATGAAATCGGGATAATCCCCGACCGCAGGCGGCTCGGCGAACTCCATCTCCTCGTCATTGGCGATTTCCATGATAACGCCCGGTTGAAGCGTGCCGCCAAGCTCCTGCCGTTCCCTACCACCATCAGCGCCGAGCCGATGAAACGCAGTGAAACAGGCCGCAATTTTCTGACGCATCAAATGAGCGTCCTCAGCGTCGTCAGCATTGACCAGCTTTTCCGCGATGGGGGTGAACCAGCTAATCCCACGTGTTTGGCCGGGTCGATCGACACGGAAGAGATGCAGGATCTCGTCTGCCGGAACCCGCTCTGAGGTCATCGGATTGTGCCCGGGTCGCCATTCGCCGCCGGGGTGCTGGGTGTAGAGCCAATAGGCCACCCTTTCGCCGCTCTCCCGGTCGTACTCGATCCCCTCGCGGATCTCGTTCCCATCGAGGAAGCCCCCCCAACGGCTGTCGTCAAGATATTCCGGCTCCAACACCTCAAGCTGGAGCGGGATGGTCAGCGGCGCACCGATCGGGCGGTGACGACGGATCAGAACTTCGCCGCTCTCGACCACCGTATTCATCGCCAGCGCCTGCAACCCGTAGAGGTTCAAGAGACCATTCTTGTCGATGGCCGTGGTGTCGAGGTGCTCCTCGATCATCTCGAGCCCGCGCCGCCGCAGGTTTTCCTGCAATGCCTGCGGCAGGCCCGTGGAAACCTGAAGCTTCGGGATGATGCCATCGCCAACGACATGACCGGAGACCACATCCTGCACCCGGCGGGCAAAAGGCGTATTGCGGATCATGTCTCGGGCGTAAAAGGACACCTGTCTGCGATCGCGGCTGGCGAGATCCGCATCCGATCCACTCGCCTTCAGACCGTCATTGCGACGCCCGAGACGGGCGGCACGATAGTGCATGGCAATGGTGCGGCTTTTCTCACGCTGCATCGCGCGGCCGGGGGCGACCGCCATAAAGAACCGATCGAGAAGATTCATGTCAGCCCCTTGAGAAGGTTGGCAGGTGGAAGCCACCGCGCCGTGGCGTGATGCCCAGGTCTTCCTCGATCATTTTGACGATGCGGCGCATCTCATCGAGTGAGCGGAAGGTCACCTTCTCGCCGTTGATTTCCAGAGAGGTCACCCCCTTGGCGATATTGGCCTTCAGCTCAGCAAGCTGTTCAGGGGTGTAAGACATTAGAGCCACTTTCCTCGGTTCTGAATCCAACCTCCACGTCCGGGTGCCGACAGGCCGGGGCGCGAAGCCGCGACCGGACGCCGGATCGGAGAAGAAGGCTGCAGCTCAACAGGTTCGGCGGCACCCGAAGGTGGGCCGGTGTCACCCGCCTCAGGGCTGGAAGCGGTCGGCTCGAGAGTGAGCCACGGGTTTTCTTCGCTCCACACCGCCCAGATCGGCGGTGCGGACCAGACGATCTTTTCACCGCCCTTGATGATGTGCTGCGCCCGCGCCTGAACGAGATGATCGAGGCTTTCGTTGCGCACCATGCCAGGCCGTTTTGTCCACCCTTTGTCGCCCCGCCGCTCGGCGGTGAACTCGATCAGGTGGTCCTCTTCCATCCATTCCGGGATCAGGCAGGCATTGGCTTCGGCCTGATCGGTGTGCAGCGAGGCCGCCACCGCATCCTTTAACTTGTCCACCGCCATGAAGAGAATCTCGACATCCTTGGCGACACGGCGGCGTTTGGCCTTCTGGCTCGCGCTTTCGGGGGCTTTGAGCCAGACCCGATCGGTCCGGTCGAGCCCGCCCTCGCCCCGCGTCAGATACCAGCGCCCACCCTGACCTGCACGGCGTCGACCACGATAGAACCGATAAGCGTTATCGGTGGTCGCGCCGCCGCCATGCATGTCGATCGCAAGCGACATCGCCTTGAGTTCGCTGGCAGTTCCCGCAACCGGCCAGCTCCGGTCTGCGAGAGCCACGAGCACCTGCCAATCCCCCGCGTTCTCGAAAGGCTTCAGCGCACGTTCGGCATTCCCGTCGGGCGGCGTGATCAGGTCGAAGCGGTCGATCGGCTGGTGCCGGCCGTTCTCGCCCCACGCGGTCGCGCCAACGACAAAGCGGGTGCCCTGCACGTCGATCGACACGGTGATGTAGCGTGTCCAATCCGGAGCGATGCCCTTGGGAAGATCGCGTCCGCGCGCCCGATCCCGCAAACCCTGAACCGTGATTTCCAGATCCGAACTCGCCGAGCGCGGGAAATGGGGCTGGGCGAAGCCAGTGTTCATCACTGTCTTCAGCTTTTCCTCATCGCCTGTCATCTCGAAGGCTTGCACCGCCTGCCGATACGTCGTCACCAATTCCTTCCAGCTCGAGAAAGCCGCAGCCGTGCCGTCGAGCCAATAGCTCAGCATATCGCTACGCCTGACCCGCCCACTTTCGATCGGCACGAGACGCGGCTGGCCCCGGCTGTCGAGGTCAAAGCTCTCATGCAACCATCGCCCCGAGGCGTTCAATTCGCGCTTCAGCTCGTGCCCGAATTCCATGCCGCAATGCGGGCATCCCATCCGCGCAGCTTCGCCCGCCTCCATCGGATCGCCACTTTCGGGATAGCGCAGACGGCGGAATGACGGCTCGAACTCACCTTCGCAATTCGGGCAGGGCCAGTACCAGCGCCCGCGCGTGCCATGCGGGTAGAGCGCTAGAACGCCGTAGTTGACCGGTGGGCAATCATGCGGCGTCAACGGACGCCAGTTTTCATCCTTGAGCGGCGCGCCGGGGCTGCTTTCGACAACCACCATCCCGCGCGACAGGAATGTCCGTGCACGGGCCCGCATCAGCGAATAGGCGTCCCCTTCCCCGTCGATGCTTTCGGGGAAGTGATCGTAATCGGTACCGAGCACCAGCCGGATCGTCGCCGAGCTGAGCTTTGTAATCGTCGGCCAATCGAGCGAGAGCTGCGTGCCCCCGGTGAAAAGCTTCTGATAGATGTTGTCCGAGCCTCGCCCTTTGGCCTGACGCTGGCGCAGCTCGGGGCTGTTGCGCACCATCGGCGAAATCTTGTTGCGCTCGAATTCTGCCGCGGCCTCCCGCGTCATCTGGAAGATCGCGATGCGGCCGGGATCGGCGGCAATCGTATAGGCCAGTGCCGATTGCAGCATCTGGGTTTTTCCCGACTGCGAAGGCCCGCAGAAGGACAGGCCGCGATAGGCCCGCGAGGCGATCATATCGGTCGGCTCGACCATATAGGGCGTCACATCACGGCGGAACGGCTGCCATTGCCCCGAGACATTGACCCGCATGTATTTCTCGGCCGCTTCCGTGACCGAGATCCGCTCGGCCGGTCGCCAGGCGGGAAGCGCAAGCTTCAACGCAGCCCTTGGATCCGCATAGGGCGGCAAGGGCTCGAAATCGTCCAGCATCCGCATGGCAGCCTCGTCAGATCAACAGGCTGCCTCCGAAATCGGCCTCCCCGATCTCCGCGTCCTGCAATTCGCTTTCATGGATCCGATCCGCGATGGCGGTCAGGATATCGCTTCCGATCCGTGCCACAGAGGCGACTTGCACCGGGTTGAGATCGAGTTCGCGCTCGAGGCGGTCGGGCATGGCCTCAATCCCGTCGCGCACGATCTTGCCGAGGCTTTCGAGCAGATCGAGGACATCCCCGATCTGGACCAGCTGCCGCCGCCGCCGTTGGGCCTCGGACCAGCGCATGTCCGCCTCGGCCAGTTCGCGCCGCTCTTTGGCCGAAAGCTTCGCGGCCTGACTGTCCAGCTCGACGCCAAGGAATTCGGCGCGCAACAGACTGATCTGGTTTTCGTTATGCTTGTTGCGGCTGGCCGCGTCGGCGTCGCGCGCCTTGCGCCACGCCCAGCAATGGGAAAGCCGCAACACATAGGCGGTGCCGTTGCCACCATCCCGCGCCACCGGCATCCCGTCCTTGATCCATTTGCCAACCGTGTTGACCGTGGTGCCGAAAGCCTGTGCGACCTCCGACTGATTCATGTCCGCATCGCTGACATTGGCCGGAAGCGGAAAGAGCCGCAGCTTTTCGGCCAGCTCGTCGTCGATCACGACATCGAGGAGCGGCGGCGCAGTGTCGGCGTCTGACATGGCAAACCTCAACAACAACCCCATCTCGCAGGGCAGAAAAATCCCGAAACAATTGCAAACATCGGGGCGCGAATGACCCCCGACGCGATGAAGGTCAGGAAGGACCCGCGAAGATTTTAAGCCCCGCTCCGCTTGGCGAGCATTTTCGCCAGGGTCCGGCGCATATGCCCGGGCAGCCGCGCAGCGTGGACGTCTACGGCCCCGTCGAAGAAACCCAGCCTCTTTTCATAGACCGGCACGGCAGCGGTGAAGTTCAGCACCTTGCTGATCGAACCGTCTGCATCCCGCTTCCATATCCCGGGTGAAAGCTTGGATGACGCCCGTGGAACGAAAAACCCGGCCCTCTTGCGATTGCGTTTCCGTGACGCTGGCGAAGTATTCGAGGTCGCATCCCTCTGCGACTGGACCGCAGAGAGCGCCTGATTTCGCTCGCCGCGCGACCAGTTGCCGAAAGCGTCAAGCTTGGCCCCACCAGCAGGCGTGACCGCCGTGATATGACCATCATAGGCAAGGCGCGATTGCAGCAGGCTTTCGAGGCCGGTGTTGCCACGCGGTCCGCCGCGCTCCTGCACCTTCAGAAAATGCCGCTTTCCGACAGAGGGTCGTTCCTCGACCGATGCTTCCAGACGGGTTGGACGTGCACCGCGCACCATAAAAGCATTCTTGGCAAAGCGCGTTGGACGGTCAAAGACATCGTCCATTCGCGTCTGCACATGTTTCAGCACATCGGTCGCCGTATCGTTCAGCGCCCAGCTGGCCGCCACAGCGAGATCTCTGCCTGACAATCGCCTGAAAGCTGCATCGACATGGTGATCATCTACCGTGATCTTGATCATGCCGCCCCCCGAAACGCACGGCGCCCGCGAGGAGGGTTCCTAGCGGGCGCACGTGTAGATGATGGCAAGATTGGTAGGACGGCGTGTCCTAAGTGGTCAAGCCCATTTTGCTATGAAACTGCATACGGTCTAAGCAGGCTGCCAGAGCGCACTGCAAGGCCACCACGTTCCTCCCCGTTTTCGTCCAGCCGTGCCGCTCCAGTACCGACTGAAATGACCGACCGTGCAGGCAGATATCATCGACCAGAACGCGGTCATGGATCATGCGCGCGCCGTCCCCGCCACGGGCCGAGGGACGCACCCGGCGCACCGGCATGGCGACACCATGGCCGATCCGGCGGCGCAGAAGCTCGATCACCCTGCCCTCTTCGATAAAGGCGTCTATGAACTCACCGCCCCCGCTCGGGCTGCCACCCCGACCTGCCTCAAGGCTGGCGCAGCGCATCCCGCCTGCGTCATGGCGTTCGACCAGATCGCGATAGAGCCTGCCGACCGCGACCTGACCGGGGGTGAAGGGCGGCGCATCCTTCCTCTTCGCCGCCCGCCGCGCCAAATCATCGAAGATATCCGTGGCCCGCACAGCATTGAAGCCACGCCACCCCAGCTCCTCAACCTTCCAACCCGTCGCGTCCTTGGCATCCGGTACCATGCGCCGGGGCGTCACCACGATCTGCGGTCCCCGCGCCGGTGCGATCGGGATGGCGGGGCCGCAGCCGTCCACCGGCGTTGCCCGATGGAGAATGGCATCCAGCCGCGCCCGTTCTGCGGCAATCCGCGCTGCCGCCGCCTCGCGAAACGCCTTCGTCATGCCGCGTCCTCACTCTCGGTGGCCGAGGCCGACTGGATCGCCTCGATCTCTTGCAACTCACGGTGCCAATGCGCCAACCACCGCTTGTCCTCTTCCGACGCAAGCCCCGAGCGGATGTTCTCGGCGATCACCTTCCGCCGGTGCTGGCTGCGCTCCGCAGCTTCCTTCAACTCGCGGATCACGTATTTCCCGGGCGGGGGCCCAAGGCGCTTGGCGACCTCGTAAAGCTCAACGGCCCAACCCTCAGCCATGGCCTGGCGCCCCATCGCGGAACGGATCAGGCTGCGGGCATAATCACATTCGGTCGGCGGTGGCAGCTGCAGCGTGAAGGCCCAGGCCTTGATCATCGCTTCCTCGGGCCAGCCCTTTCCTGCGTGGCGCAGGATCAGATCGTGCATGCCAAGCAGGTTTTCATCGCTCATATAGGCCAGTCGATCGCGCAGGCGGAGCAGCATCTTCTCATGCGCCTCTGCGCTGACCCCGCGCCGGCGCGGCAGCCCCGCCAAAGGCGCGATCAGCAACCTGTCAACTCGCGCATCCCTGTCCGCTTTCGTCCCGGTCATGGCCATCCCTCTTTCTCAGCATTGCCGACTTATCCACAGGCGCGCCCGGTGCAGTGTCGGGATTGGCCTGTGTGCTTTCCTTTTCATTTCCCTGTCTATGTCCCTGTCGTGCAGGACAGTCTGAGATTGTCCGATGACTGTCTGAGACTGTCCTTCGGACAATGTTGGACAATCAGGGGACAGTTCGACCGGCCCCGCGGGCCAGCGAAAACGCGTGGTCGGTCCAGCGCGAAATCCCGCGCTCGACCCAGGAGGCGGTGCGATACTCGCAGCCTTCCTTCAGCATCCATTCATCGATCCAGCGAACAGCGGCATCGTTGGCGGCCAGATCCTTGCTGTACCCGGCGACGGTCACCCGCAGGCGCTGCAGACGTTTCGCCGCATTGGCCGCGTCGTTCTTCGCCCGATTGTCTTCCCGCCGTGCCACCGCCTCCTGCAGGCTTCGCAAGACCATGCCGTGCATCAGGCGGATCTCGCCTTCGCACCGAACGCGAGTCCATTTGTGCAGCGGCCCGAAATCCAGCTTGCAGAGCTGCCGGAAATGCGCGGGATCGACCAGCAGCAGCTTGGCCAGAAGGTCGAGATCATCAGGCAAGGTGCCAAGCGGCGCCTGGTCATATGAGATGTTGATGAGGTCGAAGAAATAGGCCCGACACTCCGGCGTGCCGCGCAAGCGCATTTCCGAGTTGAGCCACCGGCGGCGCTCCCACGGCAT